AACTTAGAACCTTGATTTTCCTCACCACGAACTACTACTGGTGCGAATGTTCTTAGTTTCGCTTCAAGTTTCTTTCCAAGTCTCCAATCTTCACGATTGCCAGATGACTTTAGTTTATCAGCAAATTCTTCAATCGGGTCAGGACGACCAAATGAGATTGGTGAAAGATATGACTTTCCACCTAAATCATAATGAAAGAATAGCTCGATAAATGGCGTATCTGAATTCAACTTATATGGAAGAATCCTTATTTGTGTTTTTCCTGGTTGAGGTTTCCACAGATTTGTGGTTCGAGTAGTCGAAGTTTGCAACTGATTTAATCGCTTTCGTACTGCTTCAATATCCATTTGTTATCTCCTTATTATTTATCTTTATTTATTAATTGTTAATTGTACAAATTTTACTGTACAACTATAAGTATCGGGTTATTTTAAAAACAACACAATTTTTTTGCTAAAAAAAAGGTGGTAAGTTTTAGATAAATTAAATTATCGGGTATATGTAAAAAGACCTTACCACCCTCATATAAATTTGAAAATTTGGGGATGTAGGATTAACGATTACCTACAACTTCAAGCTCAGATTTTTTTCTCCCTTGTACCTAACACCTATCAGTTACGATAGTTCTCCTCAATGATGGTTAGTCATCGTCAAAGTGAGTACAACCTCTGTGTCATTACTTTATCTCTCTGAGTTTAGATTGATTCAGTCATAAAGTGGGATTTCGGAGTTACCCTTACCCACAACAAGGTCTAAAGAATCGTGTTCTTTATATTTTCTTGAAGTACATTCTCTCAGTATTGTCATACGATATTTTCAACATTTAGCCGAATACCAACCCACCACGAGTCTAAGAGCGGATTACCTTATGAGCTTCTAAAGGTTACTCATTGTTCGGTCAATCCCATACAGAGTTAATTACTCTCCGTACTTCTCAATTTTCAAAATTGTCAAAAAACTTTTGTCCCGAAAGACATAATATATATATACACAAAAAATCCCAAACGATAGGTTTTTTTTGCTATTTTTTCGCTAAAATTTCTTTAGGTACAAACCAAATTCTACCCATATTATCTTTAACACGAATGTGTCCTTTTAGTGTTGAATTGCCATCCTCTTTAACAACTTCATTTTCATATAATATTCCTGAAGCTGTTGGATAGTCTTTTATAACCTTGTATTTCATAATGTCCATCCCATTATTATAAAGTGAAAATAAATATACCCAAGTCCAATCCACAAAAACATTTTGAATATTTCCCAATACTCATCTTGTTTAGTGAATGTTATACGAGTACTTTTAGTATATTTATCTTCACTCGTTATTGTTTTGTTTCCCCAAATGTTTCGGGCCATAATTTATTTATCCCAATAATAATACTTATACATTTGAGTTGTTGTTTCTGTTGCATAAGTTACAACAATTTCGTATGTCATTTATTCCTCTGCTGGTTTATCAACTAAATCTTCTTTTTTAGCTGCTTTTTCTGTTTGTATTTCAGATACAAATTTCTTTTTCTTACCACCATCGTATTCGTAAGCGTGTCCTTCATTAATTAGAATATCATTGATACTAACTAATCCATCAGATGACTTATCAACATTTTCTGATACCTCGTGTCCTACAACATCAGGTGAAACAAAAACCTCACCCAATACTCTACCGAACTTACCAGTTCCATATGATACAATCTTAAAAGTTCCAGCTTCTAACAACTCTTTATTACGAGCTTTAGCGGCTAATCCTTTTTTCTTTTCATCTAAATCACGAGTTCTACTTTCCCAAGTATCAATACCCATATATCTAATTCTTTTTTTAATTTTTAAATCGAAACCCAAATCGATATAACAATCTATTGTATCTCCATCTAAAACTTTAACAAGTGTGCCATTATATTCAAACGACGCAGGTTTTTTTGCCATCTTATCTCTCCTATCTATGATAAGAGAAATAATCTCTTATCTAACTGGTGATGTTACTCCTCCAGCCTTTATTTGTTTTGCCACCAACCTAATATCTTCATCCCACTTACATTCTTCTATCTTCATTAAGATTTGAGTTGCTCGTGATGATGTTATTGGTCGTTTATAAATATTACCTTCGAAAGAATAACTATCATTTGACTTAGATATTAGATGTAATGCCTCTTTTACTCTTTTAAAATCTAAGTAAGCTTGATATCCCATTTGGACACCTCTTATAGATGCATTCTTACCTGTAAGCATTACGATGAACTTTTCGTAACCGCTCCATTGGTTCATTTTCATTTTTCATTTCCTTTTTATTTTTTGATTTAATATAAATTTCATCATAACACTCAAAACACAATTGACCTACTCCTACAATATAAGCCATTCTCCAAAGAATATTTTCTTTCATATCATATACAGATTCTTCTCCACAAGTTACACAGTTATCCTTCATCACCTTTCTCCTCAAACGGATAATCAGTAAAAATTCTTCCTGTGGGTTCTTTGGTTTTCCAATCTATTTCAACTTTATTTTTCATATCATAGTCACGAGACTTTCGTCTAAATACGGTTTTACCACCATCTGGTGATTCGTAAATCCAATCATCTTTTTTTGCATTAACTATCTCTTCTGCTAACTTGTGTGATTCCAATACAGCCTGTGTATCTCCACCCGTAGGTAAACCATCAGAAGTCATTTCAATATATGCTTGTTTTTGTATATCATCATCTTCCCAACGACCTTCGTGGAATCCATCGGCAAAATGTTTTGTTTCTGGTTCTTCAAATTCTACACGACCACCTATAGCATCATCATCAATTTCACCTTTATCATTTATATTTGAATAACTTTCACCAGTTTGAAACTCTACATAATTTCCTTTAGACTTCAAAGCAGTAGTTAAAAGTTTTGTTACAGTTTCTCTGGCAGCAGAAGAACCCAAGTTTATTTGGGAATCTTTCATATCATCCAACACCTGTCTTATTATTTTTTTCATAAGCACTCCTTATTGTTATTATCTCTCCAAATATAAAAACGGGGTGATATCTGATAAGGGGATCGTGATACCACCCCTGAGAGAGAGGAACTAACCTCTGTTTTTTAATTCTTTTTTCATCTCCTTAATACGATTATGTCGTTTGATAATCGTGTCAAGTCGTTTTAAATTAGATGTAGGAAAAATCCCTTGTTTTAATTTCCTTACAACATTTTCAATATAAGTCAATCTTACATCTTCATTCATAAACAAATCTTTTTCTGTAAGTTTGTCTATCTTCTTTTTTAATGTCTTATCCATAGTTTCTCCTATAATAAGTAGTTAATAAAATATCTAAAAGAGATATGTCAATTAAGACATATCTCCATTAGCGTTCTCAATTTCATCTTCGTTGAACAAGTCATCAGAACTTCCATCAGAAACATACTTTTGAACAAGTTGTTTCACATAAGTTCTCTCGGATTCCATTCCACCATCTTCAGAAAACTGAGGATAAACAGTAACCTCTGAAGCTTCATCTAAACCGAAACCATCATAGAGTAGTCCTGCGAGTTCCACAGAAGTTCTCGTGGAAATCCCATTAGAGATTCTACCACTATCGTTCTTAGACTCGGAACGAGTTTGGTGAGCGATTTCCGAAACAGACTTTAGTAAGTCAGGATCGACATGCGGAAACATATAAGTAAGTAACCCATATTCTTCTTCATCATTAAGAACATCCATCTCAACGATAGTGAATCTATCCATAAGTGCTTTATCCATAACTCTTGTTGAAGTGTATTCGTTACCGATATTAGCGGTCGCGACAAATGTAACTCCTTCAGCGACAGGAATAGTTTCTTGACCATCAGACTCATCAAGTCTTAGGTATCTTTGACCATTATCCAACACGGTCATCAGAATGTTCCAAGCGTCTGGATGTGCTCTTGATAACTCATCAAGAAGAATCACAGCGTTTGGTGTCTTGATTGCGGTTACAAACAAAGACTCAGAAAAGTAAGTACCTTTCTTCTTGTCATAGTGAGTGTTACCAATCAAAGTAGAACGAGGATCCTGTGTCGCTCCTAAGTTAAAGTAAAAATCAGGTCTATCTAAGGAATTAACCAAAGACTTAGCTGCCATAGTCTTACCACATCCGGCGGGTCCCGTCATAAGAAGATTCTTACCACGAACTGCTCCTCTAACCAAATATTTCCATTTCAGTTCTTTCATCACTAAACCTTTAGGTTTAAGACTATAAGAACTATGGATGAAATTCAACATCTCAGCGTGGTCTGATGGAACATCAACAGATGAAACATCAATAACAGGAGCTGACATCTCGTCAAATTTACTCATTGGAACTTTCCACCAATAAGTCCTATCATTTTTTCCACTTCGTTTTTCCAAACACATACCAGCTTCATAAGCTGATTTCCTTGTGGAAGTTGAGATTTCTGAGGTAAGTTTATTACCATCAACATCCCAAGCGTTATATCGGTTTCCCGACATCTCTATTTTTACGATTGTATTATTCATAACTTTTTTTTCCCTTTAAGTTAGTTATTCTCTCAATTCTCATACCTGATCTTACGAATAAAAGCGTATATAAGTCAAGTCTTTTTTTCACTTTTTTTACCTATTCTCCATCATACTAAATGGAACATTATATAACATACCATTCATCTCGACTAAGGCTTTTTTAAGTTTCATTTTGGTGATGACACCCTCAGTTCTTTTAGTTTTCTGAACAACCCATACCTTAGAACCAACAGATAAGGTATTCCTACCCAATTTCTCTCTTGTATCCATTACGAATGTATTTAAATACATCAAGTCATCAAGGTTATCGATTTTACTGATTTGATTTAATATTGATTGATTTACCATTTTTCTCTCTCTTTAATTGTTATTTGATCTTACGAAGAATAATTGATAAAGTCAAGTCTTTTTTTCACTTTTTTTAAGTTTTTTTTCATTTCCACCAATGTAATTTACCATTACTATCTTGGAATGTTCCCCATCCACATTTTTTCTCCCAAACACATTTCCATTCCAATTGATGTATATTGTGGTGTGGTTTCATAGTCCAACCACAATTACAGGTCGGACTATGTTTATACCACTTAGAGAGAAACCATTTAATCATTAATTCTTTTCTAAAAATTTCTTGTTCATAGTTCTTGATACTGCGGTTACAGATGTTACATCTACGAATTGTGAATCTTTACCATACATAGTTTTGAACTCATTCATATTTCTATTAGAATCATAAGAATCTCCGATATAATAGGAAAGAACTTTGATTCCACGATTACGAATTTCCTTAACCATTTTCTTAGTGTGATTAAGTGCTGTATCATAATGATAATCTACATCATCATTACCAAACATAGGCATCCCATCGGAAAAATTTAGGAAGTATGATTCTCTATCTTTCATACCTTCAACCATCTCATCCATAATTGCTTCGTAACATAGACCTTCAGGAGTAGTTCCACTTGGTCTTAGATATTTGAAAAGAGTTTTTACTTTGACCAAACTATCC